AATAAACTGAATAATGTTCTTTCGTTCTTCACTCCATTATCATCATCCTCATACGCAGTATTTGATTCTGGATATCAATACATCTATGACAGATTTAACAAGCAATATGTTTATATTCCTTGTTCTGCAGATGTTGCTGGACTTTGTGTAAGAACTGATATTAATCAGTTCCCTTGGTACTCACCAGCAGGAAAGGTTAGAGGAACCTTCAAGAACACTATTAAACTTTCCTACAACCCAGATCAAGATGATCGTGATGAACTCTATTCAAACAGAGTAAATCCAGTAATCACCTATCCTGGTTCGGGAACAATTCTCTTCGGAGATAAAACTGCCCTTGGATACCCTTCAGCATTCGATAGAATTAACGTTCGTAGATTATTCATCACAATCGAACAAGCAATTAGAGGTGCCGCAGACGATCAACTGTTCGAATTCAACGATGCCTCAACGAGAGCAAACTTCATCAATATCGTTGAACCATATTTGAGAGACGTTCAAGCAAAGCGTGGAATTACTGATTTCTTACTTGTTTGTGACGAAACTAACAATACCCCTGCAGTAATTGACAGAAATGAGTTTATTGCAGATATATATGTAAAACCTGCCCGTTCTATCAACTTTATTGGTCTGACATTTGTTGCGACTAGAACTGGTGTTTCGTTTGAAACTGTCGTCGGAACCGTTTAATTTAAAGGAGAAGAACAATGCCATCATTTTCAGATAGAACTATTGATAGATTTAAAAAACAATTAACTGGTGGAGGTGCTCGCAGTAACTTATTTGAGGTAAGTTTTGGTGATTCATTTGATTCTGGAAAATTTGATTTTCCAGGAGATATTGGATCTGTAGAGGCATCTCACAACATGTTAATTAAAACTGCGGGACTTCCAGCCTCTACTATCTCAGAAATTCCAGTTCCATTTAGAGGAAGAACTCTAAAAATTGCTGGAGACAGAACATTTGACGTTTGGTCAATTACAGTTATCAATGATACTGATTTCAAATGGAGAAATATTTTTGAAAGATGGATGAATTATATTGTTAAAGTTTCTGATGGAAGTGGTTCCATTAATCCTAATGACTATCAAGTAAATGCAATAGTATCTCAACTTTCTAGAGGTCCAGGTTCTGCATTATCTACAGCAGGAAATACTAATAGCACTAAAATTGAATCTTTAAGATCATATAAACTGTGTGGATTATTCCCAACTAATGTATCTCAAATTGAGCTTTCTTACAATAATGAAAATGAAATTGAAGAATTCACCGTAGATCTTCAAGTTCAGTGGTGGGAAGCATATGATGGAACTAACTCCGGACAAGTAATCTAAATAGTAGTAAGATTTAATTTTATAATATGACAAGATTATTTGGATTCTCGATAGAGGACGATAATAAATTACCAAAGAATGCAGTCTCCCCCGTCCCCAAAAATAATGAGGACGGGGCAGATTATTATTTGACTAGTGGTTTTTATGGTCAATATGTAGATATTGAAGGTGTATTCAGAAATGAATACGATTTAATTAAGAGATACCGTGAGATGGCACTTCACCCAGAGTGTGATAGTGCTATCGAGAACGTTGTGAATGAAGCAATTGTAAGTGATCTAAATGATTCCCCTGTTGAAATTGAGCTCAGCAATCTAAATGCTAGTGATGGCCTCAAAAAAATTATTAGAGAAGAGTTTAAGTATATTAAGGATTTACTAGACTTTGATAAGAAGTCTCACGAAATATTCAAGAATTGGTACGTTGACGGAAGATTATTATATCACAAAGTAATTGATCTGCAGAAACCTCACGAAGGAATTCAAGATTTACGATACATTGATGCACTTAAAACAAGATTTATCAGGCAGCAAAAGAAAGATAAATCTCAAATGAATTTGGGTGGGAATTACCTCAATAATATTGATCCGAGCAATCCCAAATCATTCCAAGAACCAGAAATCGACGAGTATTTTATATACTATCCACAGGGAACTATTCAGAAAGTAGGTTCTACTAATAGAGGTATTAAGATCGCAAAGGATTCGATTACCTATGTAACATCTGGTCTTGTTGATAGGAACAGGCAACTTACTCTATCCTATCTTCATAAAGCAATTAAGTCACTCAATCAATTACGAATGATTGAGGATGCTCTTGTAATCTATAGACTATCTCGTGCTCCAGAACGTAGAATTTTCTACATTGATGTGGGCAATCTTCCTAAGGTAAAGGCAGAGCAATATCTTCGTGATGTTATGAACAGGTATAGAAATAAACTTGTTTATGATGCTAACACTGGTGAAATGCGTGATGACAAGAAGTTTATGTCTATGATGGAAGACTTCTGGTTGCCTCGTAGAGAAGGTGGAAGAGGAACTGAAATCACCACACTTCCTGGAGGTCAAAACCTAGGGGAACTCACAGATGTTCAATATTTCCAAAAGAAACTCTTCAGAGCATTAAATGTTCCGGAATCAAGAACTGCCTCTGATGGTGGGTTCAATTTAGGTAGATCTTCAGAGATCCTACGTGATGAATTAATGTTTGGTAAGTTTGTAGGAAGATTGAGAAAGAGATTTAGTAATCTGTTTCACGATCTCCTTAAGACACAATTAATTCTAAAGAATATCGTAACTCCAGAAGATTGGGAGTTGATGAGTGATCATATTCAATATGATTACTTATATGACGGACATTTTTCTGAATTGAAAGATACAGAATTGATGAACGAAAGATTGAACTTGATGGTAGCAATTCAACCATATATCGGTACATATTACTCCCAAGATTATGTCAGACGTAAGATACTTCGTCAAACCGACCAAGAGATCGTAGATGAAAATGAACTGATGAAGAAGGAAATTGACGAAGGATTGTACCCAGATCCAAAACTTGCTCCTCCTATTGGTCCAGATGGGCAACCAATGATCCCTGGTTCAGATGGGCAAATGCTGGGACAAGTTCCTATGGAACCTCAAGTATCTGCAGACAAGGATATGAAGATAAATGCCAAGGCAGCAGAGATATAAATAAATTATACATTTGAGGTCATTTATGGAATCTAGTCAGGAATTGATGGATATTATTTTATCCGATAATTCGTCAGAAGAAATTTCAGATAAGATAAAAGAAATTCTATTCACGAAATCTAGTGAGAATATTGATAGTGTAACCCCATACATTGCTCAATCATTATTCGGAACACAAGTAGAAGAGGAGTGATAAGTGGAAGAAATCAATGTCGAACTACTTGATTTTTTCAAAGCAGTAAAATCGGAAAAAAAGGAAAAGAAAGATAAGATAGATTCTATCATCGGGAATTCCTTTTTTGAAGATTTTGTAAAGCCATTATCGGAAGAAGTTAAAGCAAAAGAAACTAAAATTGCTCCAAAAAAATCCAAAAAACCAATTCAAGTAAAGGAAGAAGTTAAAGAGGATTTAATTGAAAAGTCTTTAGGACTTCTTTCAGAACCTTCAAATACTAAACAACAAAAAGATCCACTTACTCCATTAGACCAAAAGTTCGCAACACTTGATGATTTACAAAAACATTACAGTACTTTCCTTTCTCGTATTCAACAACAACTCTCCACATTAGGTGGAGGTGGAGAAACCAGATTAAGATACTTAGATGATATTGTAGGTATTGCAACTAATTCTGGTGCTTATAATAATAAATTTTTACAGTGGAATTCTATAACAAATAAAGCAGAGTTTGTTGACCCAAATGATGTTGGTGGAACAACAATAGTCAATATTAGTGGAACTACTAACTACTATCAGGCATCAAATGTTGATGATTATATTGGAGTGAGTGCTGATGTTCCAGTAACAATTGTATTGCCACAAATTCCTTCCTATGGTAAGAAGTTAATTGTAAAAGACGAAGGTAATAAAATTGCTACATACAATATAACAGTCCAGGCAGGTGCTGGAACAAGTGTAGAGAATGATAGTTCAGTTATTATGACTACCAATCATCAAAGTTTTACTTATTTTTACAATGGAAACAATTGGTTCTTAATCTAATATGTCTTATAATCCCCTTCCACAACCAGCAACTTCTGTAGTTCTTACAGGTGCAGGAACATCAGTAGTAACATTTGATAATCCATTTCCAGTATCTCTTGGAAGTTCTAGTATTACTATTAATGGTGATATTACTATTCCAGGTATTGTAACAGTTACAAGTACACCAGAAAATCCAATCCATTCTCATTTAGTTGAAGTTGGAACTAGTGGAACATTAACAACACCATATCTTCCAGTTGGTATTTCAACATTACTGAATACTGTAGGTATTGGAACCACAGGGCAAGTATCAATCAACCTCAACAATTCACCAGTCAGTACAGCAAATCCATTTCCAGTTACAGGAACTGTTGATATTGAATTACCACCAATAGCAACTGATGCATTTGGTAGACAAAGAATGTCTACTCCACTCACTCTCTTTGATTCATCTCACAGATATAGAGACAATAATCTTTGGAGTGGTTTAGTTGTTGGTACTGGTTCAACAGTTGGATTTTCAACAGCACAAGGTTTGATTAACATGACTGTTGGTGTAGGAAGCACTGCATCAGTCATTAGAGAAACCACAAAAGTATTCTCTTACCAACCAGGAAAATCATTACAGGTATTGAATACATTTGTAATGAACCCAGCAAAAGCAAATCTTCGCCAAAGAGTAGGATACTATGGTGCAGATAATGGGATGTATCTAGAACTTAATGGAGATACTTTATATTTTGTAGAAAGAACTTATGTTCCAGGTGTTTTAACAGAAACTAGAAAATCTCAACACGAATGGAATGTTGATACGATGCTTGGACCTGGGCATCTCAATCCATCTGGTGTCACATTAGATATTTCCAAAGCACAGATTATGTGGATGGATATTGAATGGTTAGGACTTGGAACAGTTAGATTGGGTTTTGTAGTTGATGGAAAGTTTATTCATTGTCATTCATTCCATCACGCAAACTTAATTACATCAACTTATATCACAACAGCATCACTACCATTAAGATATGAGATTGCAAATACTGGAATTACAACAAGTTCAAGCACACTGAAACAAGTTTGTTCTACTGTAATTTCAGAGGGTGGTTATGAACTTCGTGGATTACAACAAGCAATAGGAAC